AACAAGGCTCACCCAGGCCCGGAAACAAGCTTTTTAGACGTTTCTGAGTCCGGGTGTCACTTACCTATATCGAAGCTTAAAACAGGCTCAAAACCCGTTTAAATGCGTCCTAGATTGTTGTATTAAAGCAACAAAGAGCTTCGGTGCGTTACCCTTAAGGAGCCTGGGTATGTATATAAAATATGATTCCGAACCACAACGGTATAAATTGGTTATGTCTGTGATTTTGGTGGTGATTATAGCCTATGTGTTTGAAGTTCACGACTATACCAATATATATCCGGAGTTACGATTGTTAGGTATAGGTTTACTACATGGATTATTGATATGGGCCAATTCAATACACCGTTATTATATTAAGCATTACTACTTACACCGCGTTATCCCATTACATATACCAGTGTGTCGAATAGCCCTAGTTGTTTTGATGTTTGTGGAGTTTATACTGTTTATAGACTCGACGGTTTGATAAATTTAGCCACAAAAAAGCCCTGATACAAAATGTCCTTTCGGATACTTGTATCAGGGCTTTTTTTTATTTGGCGCCTATGAATTTTAACACCTTGTCACCAAACGCATCTACAACACGGTCCATGAATTTGGATCCACCGAAGCTGCATATGCTTATACATGCTGCCTCCAAATAGTCGTTTACATTATAGCTTTCACTTACAAAGAAAGTAATATACCCTACCATAACTGCTCCCATCATGTGAGCAAGTAAATATACTTTCCAATTATGTATGTTATCATCTTCTTTCAATCTTTGAAGCAAGCTAACAATGCCACTCATTAGGCTCAATAGCACAACGATTAATACAGCCAATATTGGAATTTTCATCAAGGTTTCTGATATTGTGATTTCAGCCAATGTTAACCCTGCAGCCATCGTTGTAAACGGCCAAGCCAAAACCGATATGACATACAAATATTTGTAATTATAATTTCGCATCATAATTAATCCTTTTTATCATTTTCATACATAGTGTCCAGTATTGCTATTGTTATGCATCCAAGTGAGTATATTAAAAATACTTGAGCTAGCCAAAAACTAAGTTCTGTTTTCAACAACACAAAAGTATACATCATCCAAATAGCTGCAAGAATACTCCATACAAGGTATCTAATGTCTTTACTTAGCCTACTCGTGTAATTGCTGGGTAGTACATCATTTATGAATATATCAATAGTTGCAAGTACATTCAATACCAGGGCTATGTACACCGTCACAAGCGCTAGAACACCACCACTAGCAATCATTTTGAAATTCAAACTTTCTGGCTCTAATAATCCAAGTAACAGTGAAACATAGCCTAATGAGCATAGTATAAATCTACTTAAGATCAATTTACTATTTACTAAATATAATTTTTTAGGCATTTGGGTATCCGAAGTAACTGACTGTCGATGGGTTTTAGTAGGGTAGAGCATAATAATTAAACACCGTATTTGTTTGTAAACTGCGTGGGGGTCATTACCTCAACACCTTTGTCCTTGGCACGTTGTATCTTACTGGAACCTGAATTCAGGTTTGTTGCTAGTAACACGGTTGTCGATGAATTGAAATTATCGGTTGCTTCCCCGCCTGCTTTTTTTATTCGTTCTGCTAAATTGGCGTCCCTGAAACCTGTAAACGCCACACTAACACCTGAAAGCTTGCTTGATGTTGGCTTGGCTTTGCGCTTGATTGTTATGTACTGAGCATTGCGATCAAACCACTTCATAAAAGGTTTGATTCCATCTGCAAAGGCTTGTGCTGTGGTATCCGAGAATCCGTGAATTGCCGCAACCTTTCTTACAATCACTGACTGTGACTGCAAGCCCAAAGCACGAATATTGGGATACGCTTGATGCACAGCCTCAAACCTGCGGGTTCCGAACCCTCGTCCAAAGAACCCTGTTGCATCAGCCAACGTAGACAATTCAATGTTGGTCAAGGCCGCAGACAAACTCTTATGCAGTTTGTTGGCCATTACACCTTGAAAACCCGGCAAACGACTCCACTTCAAAGCTGTCATTTGAATGATCTTGGTAGGTGTATCAAAACCTGCATCAATCAATTTGGCCAGCACACCTCGACCTAAATTCTCTGCACCTATTGTTGCAAAGAAGTTTTCCAACTTACGGATCAACACATCATCTGTATCCGTGTCATCCAACACAATATCAACACCTGTGTCTGTCCAGTGCCAATTGCCTTCTGGAAGTTGAGGCTTCCGTGCAGGTTTTGTTACTTCCTCTACATGTGGGATAACCCCACCGCTTCTTACTAAATTAATTACGGCGCCAGGGCCTATCTTGTTGTCTTGTATATACTTGCCGTTGAATGCTGTACACCACGTAACAGTTACACCGTCTAGTTCCACAGGCTCAATCTCAATACGAGGTTTCAAGTAACCGTGCTTGCTTGCGTTCCACTCAACTTGAACTACTTTGGCATCAACAGAATCTTCGGCCAAGTTTTGCTTGAAAGCAATTTTGTAGTCCGGATTACCGGGTGTCAAAGCATGAGGTTTGTCTTGTGCTATGACAAGACCATCAATCACATACTTGCTACGTTGTTTGCGCAATGTCAACAACTTACTGAGTGTGGTTGCATCTAAGGATTCATATACATCATGCCACACAACTTCAAAGCCGGATGCTTTCAATTTTGCAAATTGTTTGCTGGGTACACCGCGAGGCTCCAGCACATCATGCACAATCACCTTTATGTCTTTCACACCATCATGTACATCTTTACGGTTCAACAACCCGTTGACCATGTTACGTGCATTCTTAAATTCTTTTGCCCAAATTGCTTTGAACTTGGCATCAGACATAACAGCTTCACACCTGATTGCCGTGAAAGGACATTTGGCCGGCAACTTCAAATGAGTGGCAAGGAAACTCACATCTTGACCTACTGTTCCATTGCCGCGCGTGTAACACTTGATGCCATGTTCGGTGTAAACAACTTCAAGGGCTGTGCCATCAAGCTTGTCTGACACAACATAGTTGCCTTTTACTGCCTGTGTCCACGCTTGTACTTGCGCACCTTCTGGCTTGATCTTGTCGAGCGAGAACATCACATAGGGAAGGCGAACTTTTGCTTTAGTAACACTGACACCAACAAGTTTCAACACAGGATGCTTTGGGGCAAGCTTACGAAGTTGGTCTTCTAGCTTATCATAAGCAGCATCCGATATAGTAGGCTGGTGGTTGTAGTAGTTCTGTTTGTGCTGTAGGATTCTATCGGCTAGCTGCTGTATCATGGGATTAACCGCAGATAGTATTTGTTTTATTCTCATACTTTATACCCAAGTTTACGTAAATACTCTACACTATCTAGCTCAGACTCTTTGAATGGAAACTTAGCAATAATCTGGATGTCTATCAAGTATTTGTGTAAATTGTCTATGTTCCTATCCACATGCTCTTCGAACTGTTCATCTTTGCCATGTTCATTCTCAGAGTATGGTATTACTTTAAACCGATGTTCCAGTTTCTGTCTATCTAGGACTAGACGCGCATAGTTCCCATTCTCTCGATAAATACGCACCATATCCTTGTGCCTAGTTAGAGACACACATCTAGTACCGTTTGACTGGGACGTGGCAATAAGAGTGTCACTACGCAGAATGCTATCCATGTAACGAAGCTTAGTCGTATGGTATAGTAAATAGTCCTGAGTACCTGACAACAGAATTTGTTTGATGGTCATACTATTTTACAGGTAGTGAAAAATATGTTCTGCTTAAAGGTTTAATTAAAGCAACCTTCCCTGGAAGGGGTGCATGTCCAAGTTCATCCTCTACGGTATCACCCGTACCATCTTCAGGGTCAACTATCAAATAATCTATTGGAACGTTTGTGAGTTTCAACACTGTATTACAGCCTTTCTCTTGTGCAAACCATAGAGCATCATCATACTCAGAGGTTAGGTACAAATATTTAGTCTGGCCTGCATTACCGCCTTTAAAGTGCCTAGAAGGTGACCATCCTGTTGCAAGTAACATCTGCGCTTGATTTTCACACGTTCCATGGTACAAGGCTTTAATCGTTGCGGACGATACTATTTGTTTGCGGGTCATACAAACCTTTAAAAAGCCGCTGCTCAAACCTGTCAAGTTACGTGGCACACTATTGAGTTTGATCTGAGAAAAGCTTTTGATCATCTTGGACGTCATCCAATGAAACATAAAAGATTTCAACATATCACGGCCTTGATTACCAGCCCCACGTATTTTCTTGGCAAAACGAATATTCACCTTGTACAAACGCTCGGCTTCGGATGCCAAGTATTCGGCAAGTTTCTCCGACTTTGGAAGACAACTTCTGAATACTTTATGGTCTGCTTCCTGAAGCCAGTCAAGCCAGTCACTTACAACAGAGTCTGCAACTACTGTTGGGATGATAGGCGTATCGGTTTCTATTGTACCGACTTTGGCGGCTTTTACTTGTAACCTAGATCGGACTTGTAACAACTTAATCATAATGTTCCCTAAATGGGTAGGCTGCCTTTGCAGTCCCTACCTGTTTAAATTACTTACGTACGCCACGCAGTTTACGATACTCATCCTTGACTTCTTCTTCATTTGTTACAATGATTCCATCTGCTTTGATTGCTTTCATGGTTGCAGCAATATCAGACTTTGAAGTTGTGAAGTAGGTGATCCAATTGTCTTCCTTGGTCCACACAACACCCGGAACGCGAATACGTGTGCGAATCTTGGCAGCTGCCGGGCACTTGTCCATATCAATCAAAATGTACAGTGTGGTTTCATCGTAGATTGTTTGAATGTATACATATGGACGCACTTCGTTGGGTCCACATTGCTTAAGCTTGCTGAGATAAAACACCCGGAACTCGCTCTTGGTCGCCAAATCAGGATTCAACAAACGTGTGCGGCCTTTATCAAACAACGCAGCCGCGTCAGTCAATTCCGTAGCAAAGCTTTGTGGAATCTCAAACTTGCTAATCAATTGTTCAACCAGCGCATTCATTTGACGAGCATTGTGGACTTCGGCACTCAGGTAGTTTTTGTCCCAGGTCTTGAATCCGTATGGTTTCAACACACTGATATCTGTTGCTCCATTGCCGTCAGCACTCAAACAATACATGCCATTGACAACACTGAGCCACAACTCAACTTCACCTGCCCCTGCCGAACTATCCGGAATGGGTTGAGTGACTTTGATCTGTTTGATCTTTTTAGGATCAGGTTCTGTTTTGTCAGCTGGCGTTGTCTTGACCTTGGGTTCTTCAACAATGTGACCTTTCTTGGCACGAGCTTTGGGCTTCTCAACAACCTCATCAATGTCAGCATCAACAGGACTGATGTTTGCCCCATCCCCTTCAAGCTCAATCGGATCAGCTTGCTTCAAGCCACTCAACTTGGCCAACTGTGCTTTGATTGATGCAGTGCTAACACTCTTTCTGGTAATGATGAATGCCGCCAATTTACCTACGCTGATTTTGGCATCACTAGTCAAACGAACCTTGAGTCGATTTTTCGTAACACCGTAAACCTCACCGTCGCCCCACTCAGTGTGAATCATCAACCCGGTTGGGTCAACTTCTGCATCAGGATTTTCACGACAATAAGCCGCATAAGTTTGTATACCCAACTTATCAGCACCGAACAATTCCATACCGCTGGTGTAAGGAACTTCACGCAACAAGGCTGCACCTTTCAATGGTTCATTAGGTGTCAACGCTTCAAACTTGCGATTGATCTTGGGGTTATGACGATAATCATCATAGTCTTCCTCTTGAACCACACGCATTTTGTCAAAGGCATCCAAGTGTTCTGACAGAGTTTCATACGCATCGTTGTGTTCTTTGAGACTCTTGAGATTCATGGAGATCAAAGGTACATCAGGCAAACGGTCATACTTGTCTTCATTTGGATTTTCAAATTTGACACTTGACACAAGCTTACCGATCAGGCGTCCGATCTTGGTAACGTCAATTGATTGGTTTACAACAACCCAGTCGAACCAAATGTTAGTACGCTTGTCTTGAGTTACTAGAGAACCATCATCGTCAAGCACGGCACCTTTCAACAGCGGTCGGTTGATACGACTTTCACCTTGCTCCAACACACCGGGACTCCAAACGCTTTCGACGCGAATCAATCGGCTGGCCATTTGCAAGTTCAAACCTGTGTTCATTGATTGCTCAACACCCACCATGATTTGCATTTTCTTGTCACGGGCATAACGCTCGGCACACTCAAACTTTTTGCCAGCTGTGTAGTGAATGCACATGGCTTTCAAATCAGGCGGCAAACTGTCATAGATTGTTTCAGCACTTGCCACATAGCTTGTGAAGATCAAAATCTTGCCTTGACAATTGTTGTCAAAGTGACTGCGAATGATCTTTTCAATTTCCTTTGCTTTGGGGCTTTCGGCGTCGGCACCTCGTAAGGCAACCACACCTGCTTTGTCTCGAACTGGACTAGTCAAAAATTGTTCAAGACGTTGCAAGTACTGACCCAACAGACCTTCAAGGTCATCAGCATTTTCCTCGTCACCTAAAGTCAACTTCTTATAAAGCTCAGGGTCTTTGGCTTTGATTTCTTCAAGAGTCTCGGCCAAGATAGCATCATACACACCACGCTGTGCATCACTCAACGGAACGAAGTGGAATTTTTCAATACGAGGCGGCAATAGAGCAGCCCACTCTTTGCGTTGCGCACTCACAACCATACAGAACTGACTCATAATGCGGTTGACTTCATTTTCAGCACCTGGCTTCCAACGACCGACCTTGCCGCCCATCATAGATTCAGCATACTTCTCAATGAACCTGTCTTTGGTTCCGAACACTGTTGGATCAAGCAAAGCAAATTGATTTGCAACGTCAGTCAGTTGATCAACAACCAAAGTTCCTGTGCAAAGACGCTTGAAAGGAATTTCTGCCATCAAACGTTGAACACTGATACTGCGCTGGTTTACATTGCGCAAGAAATGACTTTCATCAAGCCAAGCACCGTCAAAGCCCATCAAACGCATCAACTCACAGTTCAAACTGATGTTGAGTTCTTCCCGTCCATACATCACAGTTTGAATACGACTCTTCATGAAGTCGTAGCTGGAAATCACAACTGTGTTGACAGGTGCAGCATTCACCAACTTGAGCAACTTGTCTTCGCCCCAGTTGTTCAAGCTTTCACCGTTGACACAAATAACGTTCACACGACCATTTGCGAAGTAGTTTGCCTCAGCAACATAATCTTTTACCAAGTGATCCGGGCACATAACCAAAGGTTTCTTTACAATGCCTTTTTTCAAGTTGCGTAGGATATCAAGCAACACCAAAGCAGTTTTGCCTCCACCCGCCTGAACTTTCAAAATGCTGTACTGAGGACTAGGCTCCAAATAAGCTTCACATTTAACTTGGTGAGGTTGCAGCAAGCGATCTTCGGCCATCAAAGGAAAGCCTGCGGGTTTCTGCAACACATCAACCATGTTGGCATTCAAGTACACCGAACGTTGCTGCTCATCAGCTTTGCGAATGTCATCAACTTTACCAAAGCTGGCCACGATGATTTTGCTGATGCCAAGTGCATTCAAACTCGTCAAAATACTTTGACTACCTATGTACTTTTGCAGGTTCTCCGTTGCCCACGTTGTTGCTTCTTGCAAAATCTTGGCCAACACTCGGAACGCAGGTACTACGCTGTCAGTGCTAACCAAATGCATACGGCAAGTGTCACCGTAACTGTCTTCGATCCAAGGATACAAAACTGTCAAAGGCTGATGGGTCTCTGAATCGTTCGTTTTGTACTTAACAGCATCCGTGAGTCTGTTGTTGATAACCACACACGCATCTGGAAAGTCACCGTTCTGCACAAAGCTAACAAAACTGTCTTTGTCTCGTTGATGATGACCAAAAACTCTAGACCACTCAGGCACCGCATTCAAGGCTGCATCACAAGCCGACTTTCCGTTGAACGTGATCCAAGTACGGATCAGTGTGCGAATCATGGTCAACACACTTTCAGTATCACTGTCACCTGAATAGCTGCCAACTTTTATTTGCAGCAAACGGTAAATGTGATTGGGTGATAAGGGCATACAACGTTCAAGATCAAGTGTGGACTGCACACCGCTTGTGTTTGTGTAAGCCAACTTGTTGTTGTACCAATCAACATATAACAAGCGATTTTCCTGAGTGTGATTCTCAGGAACCTTTTCACCTACAGCGTCCAAAGCCTCAGAGTGAGCGCTTAAATTGGCCCACTTGTCATTACGCAAACTAAACTCACCTGTTTTGGTATCCGTGTTTACAGCAAGACTAGTCGCTTTGTGTTCGGTTACTTTATCGTAACCTTCAGGGATCCAAAGCAACATGCCTTCAGGATGAACAGTGAAGCCCAACGAGTCTGTGCGACTCTTGGGCTTTAACCCACGCTTTGTCAAGCGGTTGTTCATGCTATGAATGTCTTCAAGTCGGCTCATTGTCCAACTAGAATCTCCACTATCTTGATAATGTAGCCATTGCTGCATCCACTCATTCATGTCATACAAGTCAATCTTTGCTGGATCAGCTTGTTGACACATAACCGTGCTTCGTTGGCTATCAATGAATAAAGTTATGTATACATAGTAATTACGACCTTCTAAACACGCCTCCATCCAACGACTTTGCACACCTGCAATACCTGCTTTTTCTAAGGCAACAGCAGCTTCCCAGCTTGTGATTTGCTGCATTTCAGTTGTGATACCCAGCGCCTCTTTGTCAGCAACGGACACAGATTGGTAAAACTGAATGTTCTTTGCACCGCGAGTAGGTGTTCCAATAACACGAATGTTTCTAACACCTGCGCGCATTTCCTTGACAACATCAGGGTCAAGTGGTGAATCATATAAGTTGTTCCAGCAAACTTCTAACTCACTTTGATTGAACACAACCGAGTCGGTAAAAACTTCTGAGGGTTTAACGATCAAATCCAAAGCTTTATGTGGCACAACTAAATCAGAACCGAACAATTTGAACAATCGTTCCAAACTATTCTTTCTATTTTTATCCAAGGGTTCATTGTAATTTCCACCTGAGTCTGATACTGTACGAGCCATATCACGTACAGACTGACCGAACACGCAAGTTTGTGCAAAGGTATCGTCAATAATGGATTCAAAGTTCAAGGAACCCACTCGCATACTGATATTGAACCCACCCTTTGCAGCAGCCGATACCCGCACACTTTCTTTGCTGCCAGTCATTGCCTTGACAGCACTTTGATAACTTTTGTTATCTTGAAAATGCAATTGTGTAGTCAAGCTTCCATATTGAGGAAGATTCGCAACAGGCTTGCCGAATACTTTGCTATACATCCACAGATTGGCGTAAGGCAACACATACATTGGAACAACTTCAAAATTGTTCAGTACCCACAAGGTGTCATGCAGGTCATCATCCCGCTCTTCCCAATCAACGGTAGGAACATCAAGAATGGGACTACGGAAATTTTTCAAGGCTCCCAGCACTTTGAAACTTGCACGTTGTACCACATCCACCACTTCAACATCCGAGTGTTTAGTAGCCATGTGTTTAAAGGTATTTGCAGTTTTCATAATTTAAAGTAGGTATAAAAGATCAAATTCTTTATTGTACAATCCTTGCCACAACTGATTGCGACTTGGCCATTTTTTATGTAAGAAACTCACAACCGCGATTTTGTAATCTACGTCTAACTCTTGCAAAAACCAATCACGATTATACAGCAAGTTGCAATGCGTATAAGCTTGTTCAGGCCCACTGAAATTTCTTAGGCTTGAATCTAAGGTTGCCAACTCCGTGTCAATTTGACTTTGGGTTCGGCGTTTGGCAAATTCAGTTTCTAGCACATTCAATTTGTTTAGAGCAGTATTCAACTCCCCTCGTTTGATACTGGCTTTGATTTGCTTGATGCCAGTATGTACTTTTTTCCAATTAGTCGTATTCACAATTGTTTCCTTTGAGCATTATAGCCGTTAAATTACTGAGTGTCAAGTGGTATTAAAATGACGTTTTTCTAAGGGTGTGTACAGGTTTAAACCCACGTGCTACAGGTAACCACAGGGTTTTTAAGATCCAATTACGCAAATCTGATACAGAAACGTGCTCACCCTTTTCCAGATGTTCATTGAACACTTGACGGGTAACTGTTATGGCATAGTGCAAACGCACATGCTGACCGTTCACAAGTTTAACGTCAAACAAAATGTCAGGGCGCGGATAACCTTGCCAAGTCTTGCCGCCGTTGCCTGTGGCTAGGTGAAACTTACATGTGCGTCGAAGGAAATATTGAAGTTCATCTAGTTTGCATTGTGGCTCACAACGAGCATACACATGCACCACAAAACCTTGATCCCGCAATTCAATCTCATGCCACACTTTGCTCAGATACAAAAGCTCTAGCAAATGTGTTCGATCAAACCACTTTACAAGGTTCAAACGGGCCATTTTCAAATAGCTACGAATGGCCTCATTGTCTGCCCTGTCAAGTTCGGTTGTAAACGGATCCAGGCTACGCTTCACACAAAGTCTCACGTACATTTGTACAGCTTTGCTCCACTGCTCATGTGGATCAAGTCTGGCATCTGTTGCTTGCACACATAGAGTCCACACTTTGATGTTACCTGCATTAAAACGTTCAGGCATTTTGTTGACTGTGGGTGCTGTATCTGTCCAACGTTCAGGAACACCCAACAACACAGGATTGATACCATTTGACGCAATTTGTTTCATACTCGACTTTCAGTATCCAGATCTAATTCAAAGACTTCACCTAATTTTGACACCACAAAAGCTCGCATCAACCACATCAACATAACGGCATCATCATTTTCAAGATCGTGACTCCAGTCATGACCTAGCCACTTATGAAGTACCTCAACAATAGCAGCCCAATTTGATTCTGTTATGGTGTGGGCTTGATCCCAAGATGTTGATGGTGAATAAATTGAAGGTTGTTCACCATGATGTTTGCAGAAGCAAAAGAGTTTGCCATCCTGCATCACGAAAACAAAGTCTAATCCTTGTGCATGTGCAACCAGTGCATCTAAGTGGACACCTGATGTTTCCTTGATAACAAATTTATGCAACATCATGCACCTTGAAGGTTTAATCTGCCTGAAGTCCATTTTTGATGATATGATTGACCTACCAAATCAGCACCGTCAATTATGTAGTCCATGCCCATGTTTTTGTGATCGTTGAAATCTTTGGCTTCACCTCGATTGCCGTAAGGGCCATAGACATCACCGTTGTAGCAAACTACATAAAAGTCACCTGCCAGCAAGCGCGGTACTTGAGAGGCTGCAACTTGATTTTCCAGCTTGTCTTGTTCCAAAGCTTGTTGCATCTTGTGTTCAATCATGTCCCCACAAGCTGTTTCTAACCTAGCTTGGATGCGTTTCAATGTAGTCATAGTTTACTCCACAATCCTTGATTTGATTCTTTCACCCAATTCTGTGCATTCGTTTTGCATGTAGCTGGCAATGCTTTTTGCAGTGTCATCAACCAACTTGCGCATTGTCTTGCTATGCTTGTCCGGAACAATGTCCATCAAAGCATTACGCAAACGAAAGTGACTGTCGACCATGAACTGCGTTGTGTTCAAGAAAGTTGGCTTGACTAGGCTGTTGTTTATTGAATCTGCAATCAACCCTGTGTCTTGCATGGCCTGCAAGTCTTCAATGAGTTGACGGGCCGTAGTAACCAAGCTTGTGTACTGGTACACACCTTTGCTCCCACCGCTGTCTCGGACGTTTGTTTCGGCATCTGGTATGAGGCCGAGCGCAGAAGCCAACAAGGTCTTTTTTGTGAGGGCAATTGCAGAGTCAGTGTCATTGGTTTCAATCAATCCTAGAATTTTGTCGGAATTTGCTCCGAATACACCTTTGAGCTTTACTTTGAGGTCTTTGCTGTTGCCTGGGGCATTTTTACTTGTTGCCATATTTACCTTGTAGTTAATTGCCGCCTGTTAACGGGTCTACGAATACCAAGTCAGTTCCACGTTGATAAAGGTTTTCAATAACCATGTCTTGACAGGCATAACCTCGTGTACTCAAGTCTAGTATAGCCTGTATAACCTGGGATAAAGATTTGTCTTTGACCTTTGCTACATCGCTGGACATGAATTTGAGTTCATCTTGTCTGCGATTTAAACAGTGTTGCAGTCCATGTCTATCACACCAGTCAACAACAAACTTGCGTGTAGCCAGGTGATTGAATCGTTCTATCATAGCAACGAAGTAACGCTGACTACCTGCTTTGTATCTTGCAATCTGACCTATCTTGGGCACATGTTTAGAAGGATGACTTTGACACCATTCAAGCCAGTGTAGAGCATTCATGTTATGAATGACTGTGGATACCTTTATCACAGTAGTGTTGTTGTCAAATACTGTGGAGAAAGTTCCATCCCCTAGGTGTTTATATCCTTGCTCATCCAGCAGGTTACAAGCACCGTCGTAATCAGTATCTGTAGGCGTCCATCCAGATGCAGCTATTTGTTTGATCATTGTTTATGTGTAATAGGTTGACAATCTACCTGCCCAATTTGCGTTGGAAGTACTGTCGAATCAAATCAACAATTCGTGCGTAGTTTTCGTAGGCCGAAATATCCTGCCACCTGCGATCCCCGTATTCGGTGTTCAACATGATTGAGGTTGGTACATTACGAAAGTTTGATCCGTAAGCACTTGTTGCAACAGCCCAGTTTTTACCATCTTTTGTTGCCGGACTAACAAGCACACCCTTTTCCAATTGTCCTGTGTCTCGGTTCTGCCACCCGACTATACAGTCGGCACGTGGGTAGGACATAGTGCCATAATCATTGACTGATTTCTTGACCTGTTCTTTGTTCTGTTGTATCTGATCAAGTTTTTCATCATCAACTATCACATCATCATCAAGCATGGCCAAGCGGTCTGGTTTCAAACCCGCCATGCGCATTGTTCGTTGCCAGTTAACACCATGACCTTCACCTTGCAAGTTCAACACATCAACACAATATTGATGACACATTTCATGAACCAAGGTTGTTCTAAACACTTCTTTGCCGGCCATGAAAACACGAGGGCTAATTGTTATGCTGTTGGTTACAAAGCCACGGTTGTAAGTAAACACACCTAGGCCGCGCGCCTTGGCTTTCACAACCATCAACTTTATAGCAACAGGTTTCAACTTGTTTTGAAACAGTTCCGCATTGTACGTTTTCCACATCTTTCTGATGTACCGCAACTGATCTTGAGGATTGGCTTCGGTTTGAGCTTGCATCCAATCCGGATCATCATCAGCCACTTCATGCGCCGCAAGTTTTGTGACTTGAGCACTGGTGTAAGATTTGTCGCTGAATTTTACTTTGTCTGAGGCAAGCACAATGGCATCTGCATAACGTTTGATGTTGAAACGCTCTTTTGTTTTGTCACCGTAAACAACATCAGCCAAAACACCTGTTATCTTTTGTACTTTTGCAAGTTCCCAGTGATTGTCAGGGAAGCGCACAAACCAAATTTGACCTGATTGCGGGTCATCTACCTTGGCCTCTTGTTTCATGCTGTTTCCAATCTGGATTCAATACGATAGAGTGTGCTTGTTTCCATCGCGTAAAAACTCTCCCAACTTGAAAAATTGGGTTTGAATACATGCGAATCATACTGACCTATAAACCTTGCAGGAACATCTTGCAGGTCAAGCATTTGCTTTTGACCACTGTAAGGATCGTCTGGATCAGTCAACACAGTTTTGTAGTAAATAGGGCTACGACCATCTTGTCGTAAAATAACAGCGACTGGCAAGCAATCTTCTGAGCGCCAGCCTGCCTTTATCAAGGCGGCAGCACGGTGACGACCTTCATGACCCACAATTTTGCCTCGTGCTGAGCCATTACAAGTAACGTCCAGCCAAGGCATATGAATTGATGATCCGTCCCGTTGCCAGTTGTTGTATTGTTCAACTGTGTGTATTTGATCTTCCGCGTCTTCACGTGCCATCCACTGCTCTGGACTCATGCGTGTTGTTAGTAGCAAGAATTCTCTGGGGGACATTTTGAAGTAACCTATTGACTTGTTGCCCATTGCTTGACGAATGTTCTTTTGAGTAACAAGTAGTTTGGGTTTAGCCATATGTTCTTTCAGTCAGTCTTTGGCTTGTCAATAACACCTGTCAAGATGTCAACTACAGTAAGAACGTTAGCTGTTCCAGAGCTAAATAGCACGTACTGTTTGTTGTTGGCACTGCAAAACATCATGTCTAGAGATTCTGCTTTTAGCACCTTCAACAATGGTGTAACAGAGTCTTTGTTAGTTGCTTCTGTACGTCCAGAAAAGAGATGAAATGAATCTACTTGGTAGAGTGCATATGACCCAGTTTCATTCTCACCGCTTTTAATCAGCTTGTTGAAAGTGTTAGATGCGTGTTTAACTAGAGGCCCAATCTTGCTGACCCATGTAGGTACAGCAGCTACCGCAATTAAACGGGCTGTTATTTGCTTTAGTTTGGTATTCATTTGCTACCCTTGATTAAAGTTGGTTATATGGTTTTTCGTCTACTTACCGTTATTCTGATTATCAGATAGGTTGAATTTCTGGCCTGCTTTAAACATGATAGTCCTTTAGAATGACCTAAGCACCACAAACTAACCCTGTCATAGAGTTAGAAGTCAAGTGGTGGCATCAGGATGTAACCCACAGCCCGTAACAAACTGGCTGCCATAGATTAGTCTTTTTTGAGTTCAGTTGCTTACTTTATAACGGATAACTATAAAACTTGTGTCTTCAACATCATTATAGCCACTTAGCCATGATTTAATCGTGATTGGATTCGTTTCAAACAAGTAGAAGTTGTTTGTTGGAACGATGTAAATTTGGAAGAATCAAATTTATAGGTTTGATTGTGATTCCACTGACCTGTGAATACTTCAGGTACGGGTAATTTCTGAGGTGCTTTGAGTCCATTGACTACGTAAAGGGCAACTGGTATTTGTGTACCACCTGCAACCTTTACAGCAGCCGCACGGTGGCGACCTTCATGTGCAACAACACGTCCAGCAGGCTTTGAATATTTACCCCAATCTAATTCAAGATGTGGCATTTGAGTGTTGCTACGCTCACGTGTGTACTCGTTGTAGGTATCTAAAGTAGGCAAGCGATCAGCTTTCTGATTTGCTTGTATCCACTGTGACACTGAAACTCCAGGAGGCATTGTCAACCTCAAGAAGTCAAGAGGTGGCATTAGGACGTAACCCACAGACCGTTTGTTACGGGCAGCGGCACGTTGCTGGGCTGTAAATAACAAACGGGCTGACATCATTTAACCCTTTTCTTTGACACAGGTTTTGTATCGTCCGTAGACTGGGTTTCAGCATTATCATCCTGAGTGGGATCATCTGCGTCTTTGGTCAGAGCCTCTTCATCTGCAAGTGTTTGATTAGCCGCTTTAATGCGTGCATCAGCTTCTTGGGCAGCTGCTTCCTCTTCTGCCGCAGCCTGTGCATCCAAATCTACTTGGGTTTGTAAGTCCGTGTCAAATATAACGGAGTCAACTACTGTTGTATCTGAATCATCAGCAGAAGGAGCCAAAGCCAACAATTTGGCGCTGACCTGTGCATCTGTAATAGGGTACAGAATGCAACCTTGCGTTTCGTTGCGTCCAGCCCAGTCAACGTAAGCTTGTTGCAACTTGGCATCAAACTCGCCTGTTACTGGAACATGGATGCCGTAGGTTACCAATGCCTTTTGCATTTGCGTAATAATGTGTTTTGAAATTCTCATGTGAGTTCCTTAGTTAGTCATCCAAATCAGAGAGGTCAACTGTTATAGTTAACTGATTTGGCTTAGGTCCACCACTTACTACTACGTAGCCTATTATGCCATGCTCTGTACCCTTACTTAAAGGCGTCCACGGGGACTTAACCACATATACAGCAGAGTCACCTTCAACACTTGAGGATATGATCTTAGCACCCATTGCTTTGATGCGGGCATCCCACAGAGTTTTAACTTTAGCAGGGACAGCAGCTACTTGTGCGATACGGGCCTCAACCCGATTTAATTGATTCATGTGAGTTCCTTTGTTAGCCAACTTCTATTGAAGTCATTTGTTTAGTACCTGCACTTGCGTAGGTTTCTACATAAAGCTCATATTTCCCATCTGAACTTGTAAGAGTCCTATGTCCTACACCAGTATCGTCTTTAAGCCTGTAGCCAATACTTGTAAGACCTTTCAGCAAGGTAGGTAAGTTTACTTGCGCTCTAGCTATAGCGTTTCCAGCTTTCACTGTGGATGACATTTTCATGCCAAACTGTTGTTGGTTGTCAACAGGAAGTCCGTAGGCTTCATGTAGAAGTACCCTATGGCCTTAATACCTTTAGCTTGTCGAATGTTTTCGAAGGTTACGGTAAGTTTAGTTTTGTTGGCCATAGGTCTGGGGTACTTTGTTTACTCAGCTATCGACTTAACACACTCTTCCAGCATATCGACAATGGCACCACGCATGAAAATTCCTTTAATTCCTTTTGGGTACAAACTAATACCATGTGCCTCTGCTACAGTATATATGCTTTTAGTTAAGTCCGATACCAGAGTTTTATCACTTTTTAATTTAGCTTTCAGCTTAGCCCTCAGTGTATCGTAGTTTTCACTATGTTGTTTTCTTTTAAATAAACCTGGACCATGTTTACCAGGTGCGGCAACTGTAGCAAGGCGGGCGGTGACTTGTTTCAATTTTGTGTTCATGATTAACAGGCTTTCTTGGATTTAGGCTTGGTTGCGGTTTCAATTACCTTTGAGTCAGTACCAACAGCAGAAGTTTGCGACGCGTGATCTCCGCTTGCAGTTGGTTCAGACTTCTGTTGTTCTAATGAGCTGTCAGCAATAGACTCAACAGCAGCTTTGGTATGCTCAAGCTGTTCCACTTTGACCGGATCAACATACTGAGGCTGTTGTGGAACGCCTACACAAGTCGGAACCTTAATCAAGTCTAACAGTTTAGTACTTACCTGACTATCACGAGTTGGGAAGAATGGTAGGCTTTCAGGTAGATTACGAACTGACCAATCAAGGTAGCCTTGACGGGTTTCTGCAGTGACATCACCAGTTACGGCGACGTGAATTCCATACACATTCAAGGCTTGCTGAATGCGCGTAAGGGTGGGTTTAGTGAGATGCATGACGTTTCCTTGTTAACGTACGGATTCTTTTGGGTTGCTACTCAGCATGTTAGCAACCCAAGTAGACAAGTCTACCGCCGACTTAAACGGTCCCTGTTTCACAGCATCTATGCCAGAGACACTTGCTGTAATATGCTCAGATTGTCCTGGGAAAGTTACGCAAGATATGTATATGTCCCGGTTTCGATACCCTGGATTCTTAGCAGCACTCCCGGTTTCTAACACGTACATACCCATAGATTCCGGGTGCCCTGTGACGTTACCCAGCTTCGTACGCTTAGTATCCGATGCGGTTGCGTCCCAGGCAGACATGTTACGGGTACAGTCTACGAACTTCAGCTTGAAGCTTTTGGCCAAAGCTTTGATGTCGCCGGAGTCTCGAACGGCGACCTTAATAGGCCCACCTTTTTAGGGGCTGCTGTTTCCAGCAGACGGGCTTGCACTTGTTTGAGTTTGGTCATGATGTTTCCTTACCGTAGGGGTTTCAATTGCTTGCGAATATCAGATATTTGTTTCTTCAAATCTGCGACATCTTCAGCCGAATAATTAAAAGCTTTGGAATCTTTCAACTCCATCTCCAACTTGCGTAATTGTTTGCTTAGGTATGAGGCGGTACGACGTTTGTCTGTGTTGATCGCCTCCTTTGCCTTACGCTTGTCTTTGAGCGCAGGCTCTGCCTTTTCCTTAGCTATGCGTAGTTGGTTTTCAAGAATATCCAATTTTGTAGTTGGGTAATCTATGTGCGCCTTTTTCCAGTCGCTAAACGCCTTGCGTGCCTTATCAATCTTTGCCTTTGTTCCATAAATTGAGTCCGTCTGCTTGTGTAGATCAGATTTCAAACGTTCATAGGCAGTACGTAATGCGATTTTCTTTTGCAATTCACCTACCGTGCGGGTAGCAGCTAATTCCAGCCTAGCCTCAATTTGAATTAGTTTGGTCATGATGTTTCCTTAGGGGCCGAAGCCCCGTTGTTGGTTGATTAGAGGGCCGCATGACGCTGGATGATCTCCTTCAATTCCGTGAAGAACTCCGGTGCTTTTCCATAGAGCTGTGAATAGTAGGCTGTCATGTCACCCTTGCTCTTGGCCACGTCAGGCAGATCGATCTTGGATTCAACGGCGTACTCGGCGATAGTGTTGCTGAGGTGCGCACTTTCGATCACCAGATCAGGACTCACCGTGACCGTGGACTGATCGCTGCACATCACGGTGAGCGTTTCCGCATCTTCGCTGAGCTTGAACCCATGTGCAATTTCTTGCGTAACTGGATGCACGAATGCAATGTAGTCATTGGTTTGCAAACTAGCAAGAGCCATTTGACCGATGCGCGGCACATTGAAAGCACGAACACGAGCAAGTTGAACCAACTCACTGAGATTCTCAGGAGCCTGACGCACCAGATACTTGCTGTCACCTGAAGCTTTAACACTCCACAGACTTTGATCCGTTTCGTCCATCAGCAGGTTGCCAGCCGTTTGCTTTGTTTCCCCTGTCATCAATTGCATGGATGCAACAACAGCCTCATCAAAAGGCTTGCTAACAGTGTTGGCCCGCACAAAGCCCACAGCGGCTTGCTGCTGACTCTTGAGGCGACGGAAACTGTTTGGCACAACGCTGAAGTCATTACCCAACGAAGCTGCAACGGCTTGTTGAAGCAGATGCGGTTCGGCACTCAAGGTGCTGAATGTGGTAATGACTTTGAACAGGCAAGGGGTGACTTGCACAGCATCATGGATGTTTGCGGTAACGCTGAGGCCCTTGACCATAAGGGCAGAAACTAAACGGTCAGACGCACGGGATTTGAAATTTGAATTCATTTGGAATTTTCCTAAAGGTTAAATATACCTTGATACCATTAAGGTGTGTACCGCAGTGGGTTAAACTAATATTACTTACGTAAAGCTTTATGGAAGTTTATCAACTTAGTAGCTACTTCATCACCAAGCTTCATGCTTGAAACCATACGGTTAATCTCTTTATAAAGAGTCTCACCTGTTAAGTTCATTTTACCTGCCCAGTTAGGTTCTCCCCCTACTTCACACTCAGGTGTCCATAGAACGCGATCCTCTGTCATCAGTAACGGAATACTATTATGCATCTTTGGTAGAAGGACTGCTATAACACCATCTACTGCTTCAAATTTAAACCAAGCTCCTTAGCAACAGTCTTAATAGTAGTTAGACTAACGGCGCCACCTACTTTATATTGAGGTGCGGCTGTTTCAGTCAAACGAGCCTGGATTTGTTTAAGTTTGGTATTCATTTAGGTTTCCGTTTTTCAAGTTTGTGTTTATGACGCTGTTGGTGATGCTTGTCGCATAACCTCAATAAATTAAAATTAGCGGTCTGTCCCCCTCGGCTCAAGCTCTTTATGTGATGACTGTCCACACTAGGCAACTTGCAGCCTGGATGTTCACACATGGGCTGCATTTTTGCTAGTTTACCTGTTCGTTCAAACCAATCTTTACCGTAAGTAGCACGAACGATCTGCACGAAGTTGGTAGCGTACTTGCGTTGAAAGTTCTTGCGTTTGTCTTGTTTAGGGAGTAGTGGCATCTAAGTACTTCAGTAGTTCTTGGGTTATCACAGTGTCTACAACCAAACTAGCTTGAGGTGTCAAATGTACTTCGTCTGTTGACATCATTTCCACAGTCACTTTTACTTGTGATCTTATATCAATCAGGATGACTTTTTGTGCTTGTGATACAGATTCAATGACGCCATTGTATTCGTCAAAAACAGGCAACAGTTTATTGGCTTCAAAGAATTTTGTTGAGGGCACTTGCAACATGTTTACCAGTATGGGTTGTTTATGTGCAAGCCTCGCTTGTTCAACAAACCAAATTAAGTTGTCTCTAAACTCAATTGAATTTTTCACATTTAATATGGCTTCAGCAACTCCGAATCGGATCAACACTATGTCAGACTTATCACCGCCTAGCATTTGCAATTGGAAATTGCCATAGAACACAAAGTTCACAGGCTGACCATAACGTGCATTTGAAGTAGTACACCCACCTACTGCGTAGTTAATCAAATTGATACGGTTATTGCTTAACTTTGAAATGTCCCAAGAACTACCTGAATAACTGTCCCCGTACAAACTGATGGACACAGGTTCAGCTTTCAAAGAAGCCGTTTTTGTAGTTGAATCCGAGTTGCTGCTACCGCCACCCCCACAGGAAATCAAAAGGGTGGTAAGGGACACAAGGATAGATTTTGCAAACATGATAGCTTTCAAGTTATTACGATGTCTTGATTATATCAGGCCAATGCTGCATAGTCAATACCTGAACTTTCTTGCTGATATCCACAATCCCCTCAACGAAAACGTGGAGTTGAGCATCATCCTTCACATCCTCCCGTGCATGTTCCAACAAGCGGATCAGCAACGGTACATCAACGGTCACGGTGTCTTTGGCATCACTAGATGCTCTAATCTGCTTCATAAGTATCCTCTAAAAAGTGTTTGGATTCAGTTTTATTCAAGGCTGCGCAGAAGTAGTTTACGTATCCACCTTGAGTTGTCTCAACAACCTTGTTATCTTTGAGTCCCCAACTATTACTTCGCCAGACTCCGTCTTGAGCCAAAGCATAACCTGTACAGATGTAATCAATCGTGCCTTTGACGTACAAAGTTGCTGTATTGTAATGGCATTGATTAGAAGCCATCTTGACAGTTTTACGACCTTGAGTGCTTTGAACCAATGCTTTATATCTGGAGAAATTGGAGCTATTTGTTTGATCATTATCCTCGGAACAAGCCGCCCCAAGTTTGATTGTTTCCTTGCCACCGTGCGCCTACAGGACTCAGCGCAATACCTACAGCACCCACAGCACCCGCACGTAAGCCTAAAGGATTCACGTTGCCATCCCCGGCAGTTGCACCACGCTTGCTCAAGATTGTCTTGAACTGACGCATTGGCTCTTGAACTGATTGTTCGATTTGACTTGCAGCCTGTTCAAAATATTGGCTGTGTTCCACCGTCAAGTTGATTTGAGAACCTGAAAAGTCAAAGTTGCGTAGTCCCTCAACCAGATACTGTGAACGTAATGCTTGTATGTTTGAATAAGCAAGCCAGAAACTGCGAACAGGCCCTGTGGCATTACTCATTGTAAACATCGTAGGTTGATACATGGCATTGAATGTGTCACGACCCAACCGTAAGAAGTCTAGAATAACATGCGGCTCAAACACTGTGTCGGGTGTGTTGGTTGTTGACAACACAGCACGTTGGATTGTTGTTTGAACATCCTTCATGGCCATCAAAATACTAGGGTTCACATAGTAAAGACTGCCAACAGCTTGCTGCGACACTTGACCTACATTGCTGTAAGTCCACATCACTGTGTACGCATCTAGTCCTTGATCTGGCAACGTCAAAGCTGCAACATCAAGTCCATACACATAACCGCTTGCGGTGGCACCATCTGCGGCTGCTGCTATAGGAGTTTCATATCCGGGCACAACGGTGTTGCCCGCATATATTTGAACTGTTACTGTTGAGTAGCTTTGACCAGTTATCAACTGTATTCGTACCGATCCTGACACCAACACAGCAGCTTGTGGCCCAGTCAATTGATAGGTCACACTGTCAACCACAACAGTTTCTTGACTGCGTATGGATGATCCTACAACAGGTGTCAGTATCCACAACAGTCGGTAGCCTTGACCTTGAGGATTGGCCTCAAGATCAGCAGGTATTGCAACTGTGCCGGTCAATGTGGCAACAACTTCGCCACCTGATGCGGCGGCCAAAGTATAAGTTGCTTGACCTGTGCTAAGAACATTGTTTTGATCGTCGCGCAATTGCCACTCAGCAACGGAGCCTGTGAGGTCTACAGTTGCATCAACAACCAATTCAATTGTTTTTGCGTAGTTGGATCCAGGTTGAACTTCATATAGTGATTGTGTCATCAAGCTCTCCTTCCAACACACTGAGCAAAGTCAGCGATTGATTGTTCATCAAAACCCATAAGGCGTAGTCCTTGGACTTGTTTTGCAGTCAAGGTTTGGCTTGCAGCTTTCAACGTTTCAGCAACAAAAGCAATGCGCAGTATCCAGTTGTTGCCAACTTGACTACGCTTCACCTGAGTTTGATGCGGAACACAGCTGGCAAGTTTATCACAAACAGTACGCACAACTTTATCCAAGTGTTGTTTGAATACTTTGGGCCTCAATACAACCACAACGTGATTGTTGTCTACGGACACTGACTGTACCAAATCTGAACCCAAAAGCTTTTGCACTTGTAATCGTTTTATGGGCACCGGCAAATGAGTGACCAAAGTTTCACAATTCTCACCTGATAGCAGGGTACGAATTTGTGTTACGGCATCACGATTATCATGGTACTCACGATGCGGTTCAAAAGACAAAGGCAAACACAAACAATTGTGAACACTTACCCCATGTCTGTTGTTTCTTAGGTTGAAACAAATCCATCGTTCGGCTGAAGTGTTGCCCAAGTCATCAGTAAACCCGCACAAGCGAATATACTTGCACCATTCTGTGCCTGATTCTGAATTACGTGCAACCAAATAAAACGTTTCAATCTTGCGACACTGGTTGCGTAGGTTGTCACGCAGTTCGGTTGCAAAAGCTTTTGTTTCAGTGAACCAATCTTTGGGTGCTGAACTTTCAGCCAGCATTTGATTACGCTTACACACATCAACGAACTTTTCAGTGAGTTCTTTTTGTAAGCGTTCCAATTCACGGATTGTCACTCGTTGGTCAGGCATATCATGCAAAGCATAACGAGCTTGAGCAACCAGCGTTCGCATGTTGTTTAATTTGCCATACAAGTCCTCTACTTGTTGACCAGTTGATGCTATTTCATCTTGGTCACGCTTGGCAACCGAAGCCGTGCATAGGCTACGGGCGCATTCCAGTACTTCAACACTGCTGCGATATGCGTACACAGCAGTGGTTTGTGTTCGAGCTTTTTTGGCCAGCGATTTAACATGTTGAATTGCCATGTCAGTCCTTGTTATGTGTGTGGTACAAAGTCCAATGCCTCGTATACGCGACGATGTACATTTACTTCTTGTTTCTGCTTCATGCTTTCAATAGCCTCGTCCCGTGTGGGCACTATGTCACCATCACGAGTCCAACCTTTGTCTTCGGAATAAACTTGAACTTCCCAACCTATTGCGTTTGTTGCTGTCATAATTATCTTTCAAAAGTTATCGGATTTAGGACATGATCTTTTTAAGTGTTGCTCGGGTTCCAGAATCTTTTAACAAGCTAACAAGACCAAAGTGCAGGGGTTTAGGCAATTCGTGCAAGTGAAACCATTCAAAGGCATGAGTTTCATAATCAGGCTTGGCTTCGAATTCCGCAGCACAAAGGCCAATGAAATTATGGTACTCGAAACCTTTGTCTTTGAACACATAGGCTGGAATTAACCTGAGCTTACCTGCATACTTTGTTTCTTCTCGGAACTCACGGGTCAAAGCTTGAACGATGTTTTCTTTTTCATCAATTGCTCCACCTATTGTACCCCAGGTAAAAGGTTGTTCAACGTGTGCGCTGCGATGGGACAACAAAAATCGTTTTGTTGTAACACACATGGCCAACACACCGGCTGCCCTCTTTCCCCAATATCCGGTTCGTTCTAAAGTGTCTTGATGTTGAGCATCATCGCTGCCAGCAAGAATTTGCTTTATCATAATTATTCCAAACGTAAATCAGGTAAGTCAACCGTAGTACTGGCCAAGGCATGTGTGCAATCCGATAAGAATTGTATGCGGCCAGCTGTTATGAAGGAATGACAGCGATACGCAACAGGCGTAGGTAAAATCTTATACAACATGTACAAGCCATGTTGCTCATCTGTCATAGGAAGTGTTCCTGTTACCAGTATGCTTGGTTGAAATGTAGGTTTGTCAGGTTTGTCGTTGTAAGTCCAACAAGCGTCAGGGTAGTCTAGACTTTTTATTCGTACCTGATGATTGTCGTTACATCCAGGGCATCGAAATATTGCCACTGTGTTTCTTGCACCATGTTCGGCAAATCGTAGTTTTGAACTTGGCAGCATAAATCATTTTTCTTTAATTAACAAGGCAATCTCATTGTAAGCCAGTATTTGTCTCAAACGACTTACACTGCGTTTGGCAGATTTAGCATCACAATAAGCTTCGCCGCTGTCTGCAATCAATTTGCCATTAGGAGCTTGCAGATGCCAACGATGACCATCCATAGCTTTGTAAACTACAAATTTATAACTACGTGTGGTTGTCATCATATACTCCTAATGTAAATCTAAGCATTTATCCTATTTGAAAATCAGGTTTTCTTACCCAACAGTGAACTCTTTTTAAGGTCTTTTAGTTCCAACATACGGGGCTTGCCTTTGAACGGATAGCAGTTCCAAGCTTGCGCCTTGACATAACCAGGGATTGCACCGAATAAGTCAAAGACATCGGTCAAAATGTAATCCCCTTTATCATCAATAGAATGCACTTCACCCACTACTGCGTTGAAGTCTTTTGGGTAAATTACAATATCACCTACGTTAAATTGTTTTGCAGGTGCCTTAGATGTTGCGGTCAATCGTGCTCTAGTAACCCTCAACGTGGTCGTAAACACTTCAAGCCCTTGCTTGCCCTGCTTTTCAGTTGGCACTGCTTGTAAAAACAGTTTACCCATATCAGCACGGAGTCTGTTGATGAACTGTTTGACTTCTGCCATTGTTGGATTAGACTTATACTCAGCCCATAAGATTACAGTTGCACCATCTGTTTGTTGAAAACTAACGTTGGTTTCAGGTAGAACTGATTGCACTGCTTTAATTAGTAAAATAGCAGCTGGAGAGGGTTTGTTAGTCATCGGAGGGTTCCCAGAAGATTTTGTACTTGTTCGACCGCACGTATTGAATGTTATGTGGGTACTCACGGCTGATTGAAAAGGCGCTACCCCCATATCCTGGATTTACTTTTTTAGTCTTAGTAGATTGCATTTCAACATTACCGTACCACAATCCTGGGTTACAATACTGTATGCCACGACAAAGGTTTATGTCTTGCAACAAACCTCCGTAACCCCCGTTGTAGGTGTTTAAAGCCATTGCAACATGACTGCCCTCAGTGACCGCTAGATTAGCAGTTCTGTGCCAATTAATTCGCATGGATTGTAAGAAAACCGTTAATTGCATTGTGAAATCGTAACGGTCTTCCCACTTCCAATCCTCAACACCCTTGAGTTTATGTGCCTCTTTAAAATTATTGAAGCGTTCTTGACCAGATTTGTCATAAGCGATGGTTATTTTTAAGGTGTGAACCAGTCAACATAGTGCTTGTACCTTATGGTTTGTACGTTGACTGGATATTCTCGACTTATTTCGTAGAAACTTCTTGCACCGTATTCAGGTTGAGGTTTCTTCGATTTAGTAGAGAATTTTTCAATGTTGCCATACCATCGTTTAGAGTCACAGCGTGGCTTATTTGACAGGCACAAATTCATATCTCGAATAAACCCACCATAGCCTCCATTGTAGATGTTTAAGGCCATTGCGTATCGTTCGTAAGGTGGTATGTCCGAAAATGTTATGCTATACCAGTTTTTCTTCATAGATAGGATGATAGCCAGAATTTGAAAATCTGGGTTGTATCTATCTTCCCAATCCCAGTTTACAAACTCTTTTGAACGTTTCAACTCCTTGAAGTAATTGAACCGTTCCGTTCCATCTTTGTTATAGGCTATTGTCATTTGATTAAGCCCCACTCCCCATTCACGGCTTGTTTTAAGCTCGGCTTTAGGGTTCCAGCATTTTTTGTGCTTGTATGATATACAAGTTTCCTGCTCTATTTGAGCTGGAATGTATACCGGAAACGGTATATCAGGCCACCCCGATTTTACCTGTTGGATCACATTCTGCTTGTAGATCAATGAATTAGGTGGTGGGTTAAGTTTGTCTGCACCTGATATTGGTATAAAGCAGCAAAACAACAAGATAGTTACGATTTTTTTAATCATTATCAAAAGTCCAGTCTATTAGGTCATCTAACGTATAGTTATACCAGTCCGTAGGTAAGCGCATTCTATTCCCATCTTTCTGATCTATTAGCATTAAAGTAAACTTATAACCAAGACGCATACAGGCTTTGGCTTTAGCTACAACCTTATCAAATATATAGTATTGATCTCCATAATTAGATCGTATTAAGCCTAACGTAGCCACACTTTTTACTTCAACTATTCTGTGAAGTTCAGGTATGTAAAAGTCTGGGTAGTAGGTTCTAACCACTTTAAGGCGGTCTGACGGTAATCTATAACGTACAGTGAAATATCCAATATCACCTTCCGTGATTATAGAGTCCACGTCAATACGCTTTTTACGTACCAAATACTTGATAGCTCGTTCTTCCGCACTGCTATCTAGGATAAAAGTACGACCAGCATACTCAAACTCTCGGCAGTTTGTACCACCTAAACGTGTGTACTCTCGCGCACATTTCATACACCCAAAGCCTGACATGTGGTTAGAAGGAGCTTGCTTGAAGTCTCCGTGTTCAGAGCACGTTATTACTACATGCGTAGTGTTATTACCTTTGTATTTGGTCTTTCTGTAGTCATACCTATCACCATGCACCGAAGTTGCCCTAGTTATGAACCCAGACGTATCCAGACGTTTGTTCTGTGTACAGACAGGACAGCCATTTGCTAAAGCAACGTGATTTGTAGGTGTTTGTTTAAAGTCTCCATGTTCATGACATGTGATAGTAACTTTAGAGTGGGATTTTTTATAACGTACTTTACTGTAATCGTAGAAATCACCGTGTACTGATGTAGCCTTTGCTATGAACTCTGGTGTAGTTAACCGATTCCTGCCACTACACTGAGGGCATCCTTTAGTACGCAAGTGGTCAACAGGTGAGTATTCAAAGTCTCCGTGAACTGGGCATGTTATAGTCAAAGGTGTGCTTTGATTTACCCAAATAGCTTTATCGTAACTGAACTTGGAGTTATGTTTATGCAAAGCCCTTTGTATAAAGCCCTTCAGTAACTTTTTCGTTTTAAGGCTCATATCTACCATTTCAGGTACCATGCTTGAGGATACTCCGGAAATTGAAGACTTGCCTCAGTGCGTACAGTAGGCAGGTATTTCAAAGCCGCAGGTGGTACTCTTTGCTCTGGCCACTTCAAACCTTGAGCCGGGCTGGGTGTAGCAAGGCTGCACCCCAAGACAAACACGAGCAAGTGCGAGGATTTCATAATCTACTTCAAAAAGAAGCCCATCAATTGAGTGAAGGCTGCGGTTACAAATATGGAAACTGATGCAAATACAATAGCCGCCGCAAGGTTCTTGTCATTAATTGCTGCCTTCGCATATTGCTCCAGATCAATGTAAGGCCAAAATATGCGTCGCATTATGTGACTCAAAATTGCCATCACGCAAATAACAGATATGACCCAACCGAATGCTTTGTAACGCTCACCTGGAATCAGCAATACGAATCCTAGCAGTAGCAACGGAACCATGCGCCACAAGTCACGACGCATACTCCAAACAGTACTAGGAATTAATTTTTGTATCCAGTTAAACATATTCATACTCCATTGATAATAACATAGTTAGGCACAGTTGCCGAATACACACCATAGGTAATACGTAAAGCACCTAGTGGTACATCAGTAGCATACAGAGTTCCAGTACCTTGTGCAAAGGTTGTTAGATCAACCCAAGGCAAAGTGTTTGTATCGGTTGTGCTGGCAATTGCCTTTACATCCGAAGGTGGAGCCGGAAACAAACGAGCAAGATCGGCTGGCCTCAGCAAACAGCCTTCTACTTTTGTTACAGACCCAACACGTTGAATAGCAAGTAATCCTACATTTTTACTACTGACCAAAGAGTTTGCAAGCAATACAACAACTGTTGTATCCGCAGGTTCTTGGTGCACAACGTTGTAGTAACCATCCGATTCTGATCCTTGACGATTGGGGAATTTTCTTTCGAGAGGCATAATATTTCCTTGAGTTATAAATCAATCCATACACCGTCACGACGGCGCCTAGATATTAAGTTACCATGTTTGTCAAATTTCTTATCCTCCGTTGTTGTTGAGAGTAGGTGGGATAAGAGACGGTAAGGGTCTAGGTCTGTGGATAGATAAATGTTGTTGCTCATATTCATTGCTTTTTCCGGTAAGGTTGCAATGCAAGATCACGGGCTTTAACTTCACCTTTCAACAATTCCACTGTTGCAGCATAAGCTTTTACCACTTCATTCGGCTGACTTTTAGAAGCCTCGGTAAGATTGGCGATAGGCAAAATAGGCAACGTGAATTCAGGCGGCTCAGGAACTTCTACAACAACTGGTATTTCAACCTTTGTAGGAGGTTTAGTTGGAGCTATAGGTGTTGCACATGCTGACAACACAAGTGAGACCAACACACACGATTTCACGATCAATAAGTGTTTTACCATGCTCCCAACTCCTTAGCTTGATCAACAGACCACCCAATTGCCGCAGGGCAGGTTGCTGGCACTTGCGCTGACAAGAGGCTTTGCACTTTTCCTTGATATTTTTTATTCAAGGCAGATAAGTCCCTATTTACAGCAGCAACGCGATTGGTCAAGTCTTGACCTTTTTTACGCCAATCTTCTATTGCAGCATTCTGCTCTGCGATGGTTGTATCGTAAACTTTAATTACACCATTCAATTGTTCAAGTTGTGTATTCAAGTTTTTGACTTGAGTTTTTAACTGTCCATTTTCAGCTTGAACTGCATTGTAACTGCGTACAGTGTAAATAATGCCAGCTGATAAGGCGGCTGCAACTATGCCTCCGATTATCAACTTTTCTAAGAGTGCCATATCGAATCCTTAAAAACTTTGCTTGGCTCGCCAAGTTCGATAAATATTTGCTTTACGTGTGAGCTTGACCTTGTTCTTTTTGACGTATTTTTTACGCTTGATGTTTAAGGCACGACGTACACCAGGGTTGCGCATTGCCTGTTTGTATTCTTTACGATCTTGGCGATGTTCAGGATCAGTTTTCAAACGACGACGCTTTGGCATCTTTGTTGTTATTGCTGATGTAACAGTCAGTTGCACAGCAAGGCCACGATTCAACACATCTTGAGACAGTTGTTTTCCGTCATGTACTTGAACCCAATCACCTACGTCATCCAGCCATTTGTAAGCCGTGTCCGACAAACAAACATACAAGTCTAACAATTCACCTAAGAACCCATTCTCATGTATGTTCAACAAATCCGACATAAGATCAGCAGCTTGCAACTGAGCATCATTCCAATCATCGGTGTCTAGCACAATTGCAACATCTAAATCAGCCGGTTGTTTGTGAAGCGTTACAGCAGATCCAAACACACGCAGATTTGACGAGTCGTTTAACTTTGCAATTTTATGTAGCAACACATGAACCCAATCAGGTGCCGCAGGTGCTAGCACAGCGGGGTTAGTTTCGGTAGCAGAACCAGTCACAACGTTCATGAAGTTTGTAATTGGCACACCGTTTACTACAATACGTTCCCGTACCAACTTGCTGACCTTTGCTACTTCCCAAGCACCGTTTTTATACTCAAGCAACTGTTGGTCACGCAACAGCATAAACAACTGCATGTGCTGTGGGTTCTTGGTTTGTAACCGCTCCAGCGTCGTAACTGTGTTGTTTGCTGAATATGCTTTATAAGTTTGGTCTAAACTTGTGCAGTTGTATGCAGTTAAAACAATGCCAACAGCAGTAGCATTTGTATTTCCTTGTAAAACATCCCCAAAAACACCAAGGTGTTCAGCGTCTTTAAGCTGCACCAAGGTATACAGTAACTCACGTGTTTGAGGGTTTAGAACTTCAAAGTCGTTGTTGGCAGTAACTTTGATTTGTTTTATTGGCATAATTTCCTCTAGGTTGATTTTCTGCGGGTAAACCCTAGCAGAGTGTTTCCAATACTAATTTGTCTGTATTAAAATTACAGTGTTGTATTTGAAATTGTCCTCAAGTGTTTCGTACTTTTCTAACCATGATTGTGAAGCTAGGTGACGCCCAAAAACTGCCGTCTAAGAGCTTGTAAACCTTGTAGCCAGTTGAAAACCTCAAATTGCCTACTTGTTTACTATACTGCCAAACATCATCTTTTTCATAAAACCTAGCTTATCTGGAATATACTCGGTAGCAACTCGACCCCATATCCTTGCAAGTCCGTGTAAGCGATTACGGACACCTAGCCAATACCAAGATGCTATAGTCGTACCGTACTTTTCTAATATTGCCTTATGTACAGGTATATAAACCTCCAGGTAATCGCTCGTCGTGGGTTGATAACCAACTAAGCCATTTCAGAAGATCGCCTCTAACAGTTATGTATCCTGTTCTATCCGTGCTGAGTTCTTTGTCCCATCGGATAAACGGCATGGAAAACACGAAAATGGGAGCTAATAGACTTAGTAAAGAGGTAATTAAACCTGCTGTTGGGACATATAAATATTTCATATTAGTGTTCCAGTAAATTTGGTGTTATGGGTGTGATGCTTTGTAAGCAGCAAACTCTGTAGATAGTGCATCTAGTTTTGCAGACAATTCTTGTATTGCTTTTGTCATGGGCGCAATTAATTCTTCGTACCTAAGTGCTTGTAGTGAATCTGGATCATTTTTATCAGCTAAGGACCATACTCCAATATTGTCATTATTTAAAGACTCTCTAACATCTTGTGCCAAGAACCCTAGATGGGTTCTAACACCAACTCGTGAAACGTCAACATAAGGTTCAGTATCATTGGTAGGGTTTAACGACTTAACTAAGGTTCCTGTTAATCTCTGTTCGTCGGTACATTCACTCCACGGAATAGTAGTTTTATCAGCATCTTTTATGGTATAAGATTTTGGTTTTAGGCTCAGTATAAAATCTAACCCATATTCTACGTCTTGTATATTATCTTTAAGTCTTTGATCAGAAGATACATTTACTACTACATTGGTAAAAATTTCACCCCATCTACGGGTTCCGTCACCTAAAGTACAAAGTCCAGTACTAAAAGGTCTTAGAATATTGGCTTCGGTAACAACTTTTCCTATGCTATTTACACTATGTACGGTTCCCGAATATCCATCTACAAGAGCATAGGCACTTGAGTTATAGAAAGCTGCCCAATCCGTGCTACTACCTGCATTAGAACTGAGATATATAGCTCCCGAAGTTGCCTTCTTAATGTTGCCTTGCCCTGTAGGTGCCCCTGGAGTTCCTGCGTAGAAAGTGAGGAAATCCAAATTACCGATGCAGCGTATGCATTGTCCTGTAGTCCCAGAATAGGCGACAAAAGCAGGGTGTGCTGAAGTTGCCTCCGTATAAAGATTCCAATTAGTACTATCCGGACTAGCTGCTCCAAAACTGTGGCCTTTGGTTGTGGTAGCAATAGCTAAGGTGCCACCTAAGGTGAGATTTCCGGTAGTAGTTACGGTGCCACTTAGGGTCAATCCACTGACTGTACCTGTACCTCCTACCGATGTTACAGTGCCAACACCCCTAGCTGTAATCTGTCCTTGAATCTTACCCATTGCTGCCAAGATTGTGTCCGTAGCTGCCAAAGCAGTGTTTGTACCTGCTGTATAGCCTGTTAGTACTTTCCCTGTAACAACAGCATTCGTAACAGATGTTAGTGGTATATAGCTACTGGGATTAGATGCGGCATAAGCACCTATTGAAGTCAAGAATGTGGCTGCACTCACTGCTGTGACTACGTTGGTAGCACTTATTTGAGGGAAAGAAATTGCAGAAGGATTTGTTAAAGTGGCAAAGCTTCTACCTACAGTTGTGATGTCTGTTAAAGACGAAGTAGTTGAAGAGAAAGTGCCACCTAAGGTCAAGTTACCTGTGGTAGTTACGGTGCCACTTAAGGTCAATCCACTGACTGTACCTGTACCTCCTACACTAGTAACTGTTCCTGTGTTGGTAGTAAAACCAGAAGGGTTATTTCCCGGATACGCAGTTGTTGAAGTTGTTCCTAAATTTACACCTATTGCATCAACACCGATATTGATTGTACCAATAGAGCCAGCAGTGCCAGCATGAGAAACTATGTTTAGTGTTGGATTAACAGATGCAACTCCAGTCTGTGTCATACCGTTTCCGGCTGTAACGCTAGTAACTGTTCCAGCAGGAACTGCTGCTGTTGTTTGCACCGTGTTATCGGCAAACTTAATGCCGTTTTTTACTTTGAATTCGTTTGCCATTTTCTAGCTTCACTTTCCACTAGGTTAAGGGGCACTAGGCCCCCAATTGTTTTAGATAACGATCAGTGTACGTTGTACATTGATGGTGGACGCTGTTGCTGCACCCATTGTAACAAGCAATCGAGCGTTGCCTGTGGATACGTCTGACGTAAAGGTTGCAAGCGCACCGTTGGTCTCAAGCACAGCAAACTCGGTCATTGTTGTGGTTGTACCGTTGTGTATCACCATGATTTCACTCACTTGATAATTTGTACCTTGTGTGATTTGAACAACGTATTTGGCTGACCTATAGGTTGCTATAGCCCAAGTATCAACAGCAGTCAAGGCAACAGTTGCCACAGCAGTTTGAACAACTTGACTTGCAGCTATCTTGACACCGCCAGCTGTTGTTTCAATCAACTCCCCACCAAGTGCAATGCTCTTGGTTACAGCAAGGCCACCTGATATTTTAATTGCTCCAGTTGCGAGTGACGTTGAATCAGTTGTGTTGGTGAATGTCAGGGCTGTAGATGTAGTTGCTCCGTTGGTTGTAACAGTTTGCAACGTGTCGGCACCTGTTACCACATAAGTGTTTGTATCAGCACTAAGAACACCTGCGGCACCCAATTTCACAAATCCAGAAGTGCCTACTGTAGGCAACTTGACGGCACCTGTTATGATAGTAGTAGCATTAGTGTGACCAACGTTGATGTTGGTAGCACCTGTACCAGCTGCGGCAAGATTCAAAGTGCCCGTTGTTAGTCCAGCACCTACGGTGATAGAGCCTGTGGTTACAGCACTCCACAAAGTTGCAGTGTCCGCCGCAATACCATCAATGCTTGGAATGCCCGTCAAACTCAAAGCTGCACTAGTTCGGTTTATTGCAACCGACGTTGTGCCAATAAAATGAGTTTGATTGTTTAGGGCAACTGTTCCTGTGGTTGAAGGTAGTGTGATAGTTGTTGCGTTGGTACCTGAGATAGAGTACGCAGCACCGCCAATGAAGGAAGCTGCAACTGCCGTAGTACCACCACTTACGGTAAACCCTGTGGCCAATGCAGTCAAGCTCAAGGCATTGTAAGTTTTACCAGTCAAAGCCGACGGTACATCTGCATTAACAAGGGTGTCCCATGCAGGTGCGGCACCATCTGTGCCTGTTCCTGTTTGACGTAAAAACTTCTTGGTTGTAGTTGTATTAGGCGCAAGCAGAATAGTCGTATCAGTGTTGGACTGATAAGGCATTGAACCCAACAACGTTGTTGAATTGCCACCAACAAGGTTTGTTGATTTGGTTGCAGTTGTTGCGGTGTCAGCATTGCCTACCAACGCACCTCGGAAGTTTGTTGCTTGGAAATCGCCTAAAGTACCTGCATACACTTCGGCAGTGTTTGTTCCATCAGGGATAAAGGTAAAGTAACCAGTTGAATCATCAAGTCCGAAGAAACCTGTTTTTGCAAGTGATCCATTGTGCCACCTGAATTCAATACCGCGATCCTTGTTATCATCGGCAACAGGTGCAGTATCACCGCCCAACGTCAGGATGGGATCAGCAAGTGTTGTTACGGTTGAATTAACTGTGTATGTAGTACCATTCACAGTTAAGTTGCCGCTGATTACAGCACTTCCACCGATGTTTAGATTCTCACTGATGCCAACACCGCCTGTTACAACAACCGTGCCAGTGCCAGTGGTTGTAGAGGAAGTACCTGCTGTTAAAGTAACAGCAGCGTTTGCAGCCAACGTAGTAAATGCACCTGAGCCGCGCGTTGTAGCGCCAATGCTCATGTTGTTGATTGTACCAGCGGCTGCCGGATTAATCGTGACAACACCTGTTCCAGTAGGACTCAAAGTCACAGCAGCATTTGCAGGACTCAGGCCAACCGCAGCATTTGCATCCAGTGTGGTAAAGGCACCGGAGCCTCGGGTGGTTGCACCGATACTCATGTTGTTGATGGTACCCGCGGTTGCAGGATTTACAGTAACAACACCAGTGCCGGTAGGTGACAATGTGACCGCAGCATTCAACGGGCTAAGGGTTACTGTACCGGATGCCCCCAACGTAGTGAAAGCACCTGTGCTTGCCGTAGTTGAGCCCACAGGTGTTCCTTGAACACTACCTGCCCAAATAGCACCTGCAACACCCAAACCACCTGAGATTACTAAGGCACCTGTGCCTGTGGTTGTAGAAGCCGTTGCATTCGTGATAGATAATGCAACGGATGTTGTTGCACCACGACCAGTGACTGTGGCCAATGTATCTGATTCAGCAGTGAGATAAGTTGCAGTGTCTAACGAATAAGTATCAGCACCATTCTTGCGCAAGAACCCTGTGCCTACTCCAGTCATTGTTGTAACCAAAGCTGAGATTGCAGGGCCTACAGTGTTCTTGATTGTGACGTTTGCCGCCGAGTTCGCATCCCAGGCTGCGCTAAATGTTACTTCAATGCCTGTGTTGGTTGCACCTGTTGTAGAGGTAGCAGCACTTAAAGTACCGGCATTAGCTGATCCTCCAATGTCATCTAACATTGCAACCGTACCTGCCTTGTCTGGCAAGGTAACAATGCGGTCGGCTGTGAGTGTTGTTGGTGTAATAGCAACTGTAAACGCTGAACCAGCATCTTTGACTTTGGGTGTTGTAAGTTGACCGCTGCCGTTGAACACCGTTACGGCACCGATGGCCAAACTGTCTTTGATTTTAAATGACATGAGAACTCCTTTAGATTATGCGACGAAACTTGAAAACGTAATTGGATGCTGATACATTGCCGTAATTGCCATATATTTGCAATTTCAAATTGTTCGGGTCTGACAACATTGTTCGGTAAGTTCGCAAATACAAACCACCTTCTCCACCAGCACCTGATCGGTGAAGTGGTATCTCATCTGTAGGCAAAGTGACTGCGGAATCTGTATCCCCAGCATACCAACTAAGCACACCTGTGTAATACTCATTGCTGTTGCTGCCACCTGAACCTATATCATTGGCATACAGTTGAACAAAATATGATCCGGTTGTCAAATCAGTTGCTTTGATTCCGGTATCTTGCCATTCTGTTGTGATAGTCAAACTTTTGGTCCAAGTCAAAATCTGATCTAGATTTGTACCGGAACTCGGGTTAAGACCTGTGTGAGTAACTGTGCCAGCAACTTGCAGTTTATCTGTGGCATTGTCTGTGCCTGTGCCTACCAGAACACTACCGGCATACTGAGCCAACTTGACTTGTCCGGTGTCTAGCACTTCAAGGCTTGGTATACCGGATATATCATTGACTGAAAACAATGTGCCAGTGAGTATGTTTGTTATGCTAAACAACTGACCAGAACTGCCTTCAAAACTCAAAGTTCCACCGTTATCAGGCAACACTCGCAATGTTATGGTCTGTGCCGTTGTTGAGGCGTCAGCACCGCTGAAAACTATGCGTGGCTCAGCAGTTTGACCTACATTGGGTGTTATAACGATGTTTTTATCTGTGTTTGCCATTCTATCTCCTGAACCATTCAACAGGTGTTGTCACTGCATCTAAAATTATTAGTGCCCTACCTGCGGCCAACACACCTTCGGCTTCCAACTGAAGTACACCTCCTCGTGTTTCAGCAAGGTCTAAGTCAATGTAAGTGGCGTTATCAACCTTGGACTGATACCTGCGCATTGCCGCAGCTTGTGGTGTTGCACCTTGAGAAGCTAGGTCAATCGTAACAGCTTCCGCGTCAGTAAATCTGTTCATGAAGGCCAACCGTGTTATGTGACGCGGGTTGAGGTTGCCAACAAGCATTTGCTTTGCTTGCTCAACGTCATCACACCAGTACCATCCGTTTGAAGGATATACATATGTTGCATGATCTGCACGTTGAAGATTTACATCAGGTGGTTCCACTACAGAATTCTTTGAGCATTGTAGGCGGTCATTTACTACCCGGTAAAATCCTGATGTATCTGACATCTAGGACTCCTTTCATTGTTAGATTCCATATCTACCTCTTAAAGCGTTGAAATTCTGTGTGATTTCCAATTGGGTCAAAGCACGGTTGTAAATTTTGACAAAAGACACCTTACCATCAAAGTTTCTAATACCTGCATAGAACCCACGGCCTATTAAAAGTCCTGAAAATTGACTAGGCAATGAACCTACTAAAGATAAAGTAGCGCCCAATTTACCGTTGATATATGTGATGGTTGAGTCTCCGGCACCGGATGTTGTTTGAACTACATGAATCCATTTACTATATCCTGCATCTAACGAAATCTGCTGAGTCGTTTTCCATCCGGTAGTTGTGGCAGTCTCTATGTAAAATCTATCTGTACCTACGCTAAAACCTAGAGGTGAGTGAACTTCAGTTACTCTTGGACTTACACCTCTAACATACGAACCGCTACCCCAATTTTGCCTCACATATAAACAGCATTCCAGAGAACATTCTATTCTTATGGAATTAAAATAAGAGTTGCTTATGGTATAATAAGAAGCTATCCCGCCAACAGTTGTCGGAGCAAAATCTGCAACCCCGTTAGATATAGAACAGGAAGCTTCACCTGGATTAGTCAAACTTATAGGCAACTTATTAGGACTCAAATCAGTTAGAGCCAAAGTAGTTGGATTTATACTTTTAGGATTTGCAAAGTCAACGTAAAAAGCTAGTCCATCTGTTACTATGCGTGGGTTGTAACCTATTGTCATATGCCGTACCTCCCACGTAAAGCGTTGAAATTCTGTGTGATTTCCAATTGAGAAAGCACTCTGTTATATAACTGAGTTATTCCAATTTTTCCATTCCAATTAACAGAAGAACCCCCTGACGATTCCGCGCCTATATACAGTTGTGTTAAACTAGGTGGGGCATACGAAGTAGTGTACGCAGCAGGCAACAGTATTCCATTAAAAAAGGCTTGACAATTTATACCATTAAATGTCATCCCTAGCATAGCCCAAACTGTTGTTGTCCAGTTGATTCTAACGTCTATGTATTGAGTCTTAGCATGTACTCGTAAATAATCAGAATTAACCCAAATACCCGGATTCCATACAGGCCCTGGCCCAACTATAGTAGTTTTTCTATTAGCCCCGTTTGGCTTATTTGTGCCATAACCACTTGCAACAAGTGGGATCATAGGACAGAGCCACTGTATAATAGAATATGGTCCTAAATTAGATACAGGTGTGTTGAAAGAGGTGTAGTCATTAGTACCATCAAATATAAAATTACCTTTATTCAAGGAACTATATGTAGGGCCATTCACTAGAGTAGCGTGATTTCCCAGTCCTGATAAATCCTTCCATTGAGTGCCTGAACCTGGGTAACTCTTGATGTTGGCCGCATCTAGATATAAGACTAAACCATCTGTGACAATTTTAGGGGAGTGACTCAAGCTCATTTGTCGATCTCCACAACAAGCTTGGCAACGTCAGCACGTTCACCGTACACCACGTAGAAACAATCAACATGTTGATCCAACACATTTTCATTTGCAATTGTGACCACGTTGTGTTCAATGTTCAACACACAAAGACTTTGATACTTGCCAATTGCTGTCAAACTCACGGTGATACTAAGTGGATCAACAAGCTTTGTCCAGTAATCCGGTAACTCAATAAAATTACCGCGACAACGACCTCGAACGTAAACACCGTTTTCAGGGCCTTCTAAACTGCCATAGCGCAATTTCATATCAGAATTGGTAGGGTGGTCAATCACAAAGCTTTTGGTCGTAGCCGCGAAGCTTCCGTTGACCTCAAGCTTGTAGGCGGGTGCCAAGGTAGTTCCAATACCTACGTTGCCTCCTGAAACAACCAACTGAGTTGTGCCTACAACCAAACCGTTGCTAGGTAGATTCAATGCGCCTGTCATCGTGTCACCGGCTTTGGCAACCTTTTCGGTATCTAACTCATTGATGGCTGCCTGTACATCCGTTGCAACAATGTTGCCAGCTGGAGTATTGACCGTCGCACCTGCTGTCGAGACAATTTCCTTTGCCACAAGATCAACATCTAGAATACCTGACTTGAACCAATACTCATCTACTGTTCCACCTGTGACGATGCCTACAGTGAGGCCAATGTAGCGACGGGTAGGTGAGATAGCTGCTTTGGCTGCTACAAGAGTGTCGTGCGGGCCATAACGGTTGTCTGTTGGTTTGACTGCCGCAACGTCTAGGTTATCATTTAAAAGAATTGCCATGTCAGTCCTTAGGCGTTGCGGAATTCAATCGCACCGTTGGTATCCGTGGCGCCTGAACTGATGTAGATTTTGAAAGATATTGCCGACCAGTAGGCATCCGGTGAATTAACAGACTGAGTTACTGGTGACAGAATAAACTGTCCGGCTCCGATACTGCCAGTGTTCACTGATGTATTATACCAAACGGTCTTACTTGTGTCTGCTGCTGTGTGTGCAACCCAGACATATTCAGATGAGGCCGCGAACGTAGCACTGATGGTGCCTGTAGACACCGCAAGCACTTTGTTTGCTGTACCTGCTGCAATGGTAGCAGCAATAGAGGCGGCTGTGGGTTGAGTGCTGCTCTTGCCCCAGAACCAAGGATAAATACCTGTTACTGTAGTGGCGGATGAAGACAGCGTTGATGCAGCTTGTGGAGCATTTACACTGCGAACTGCCGAAGCCCTTACATCAAACACGCCTTTGTTGTTTTGCTTTGCCAAGCCTGCTGCATATGCACCTTCACCTGTCCAACTTGTTGCACCCGAAACAACGGTGAAATTATCCGTATAGGCTTGTGTATAGTAATAGTTGGGATTGTTAGGATCAACATAACCGAACTGGTCAGCAATTGCCGTGGTTAATGTTCCAGCAGGTGTTGCAGTTGACGCCAAAGTAGAAGCACCTCGCTTCACCGTAATACTTGAGAACACTCCAGCGTCATTTTCTGTTCCAGTTGCAGTCATTACTTGACTCACAACTGAACCAATTTCCTTGATTCCGCTTTGTGTTGCACTCAAACTAACTGTGGGTACAGTGTAAGTGGGCAGCACATCGGGAAACAATATAGTGTCTAAGGCTTGCACTATGCTCTTCGTTTTCCAAACTGCGGCATCTGTAGCAACGGCTCCGCCCACAACTGTACTCATAACACCATCACTCATGGCTGTGTTGTAAGTTGTTGTGAGCAGATTGTTGCTGTCTACAGACAAGCCTGTGTTGGCACCAACTGTTGGATTAGGGCCAATCTTCTTTACTGAATTGTCACTATGCTTTGTGTAAATGATGGCGTCAGCAGTATTGACTGCCAACTCACCTTGTTGTAAGTCACCCGGTAACGGAACTTTTGCCGCAACACCTGACTTCTTTGTGATTAGGGTTGCCATATAGATGGAGCCTTAAATGTTTAGAATGTGCCGCCGTCAATTGTGCTTGATGGTGCCAAGAAATCTGTTCCTGCAACTGCGGCTGCATAGCTTGTGCCATTGCCTAACAACAAGCCGGTTATGGCTGCGGATAAACCTGTTCCGCCTTTGGTTACTCCTATTGTTGTTGCATTCCAAGTACCTGTTGCAATAGTGCCCAGCGTCGTGATTGAGGTTTGACCAACATAAGTTGATGCAATGTCAATTCCGGTGCTTATTGAAATTCTATTGGCTGTACCTACGGCACTAACCGTTGTACCCGTTACGCTGATACCATTTCCGGCGGCCACGGAACCTGCGCCCGCAAAGGTTATCCAAGTGATAGCTGTAGTATTAAGAGTGCCGGTTACGTCTGAGGAGCAAACAAAACCACCATCTTTGTTGGTTGTACCCTCTTCTACAAACACATAGGCACCGGGAACTTCAGCCCAATTGTCCATGTCTAAGGATCGTGTCCAAGCACCTGCGGCAACTACGTAAATACCGTTGGTTGCAGGGGTCGATTGGTTCTTAACAAGCACACGATCACCTGCAACCAAAGCAACACCGTCAATTGTTTGAGGGCCACTTAAAGTTGCTATATTTGCTGTTGATGCAGCTTTCACACTTGCTTTGGGATCAAGACCTTGCACTGCATTTGTTACAGCAGTTTGGACAAATGCAGTAGATGCAGCGGCTGTAGAATTGTCACCAAAGGATGCGGTTGGAACAGTTACAGTTCCTGTGAATGTTGGAGAAGCCAACAGTGCATAATTTGCAGCGGCTGATCCACCTAGCTGTGTAGAATTAACTGCGGTAGCAACGCTCAAGCCGCTTATATTTGTCCAGCTAGGTGTTACCCCGCCAATCAACACTTGCGTATTCAATCCAGCAGCAACAAAAGCTGTGGTGTTGACTGCTGTTTGATACAACAAAGTACCTGCACTACCACCAGAAATGTTGGTTGCATTTGCTGGAATGTTATCTGTGTAGGCTAGTGTTTTACGAACACCTGCGCTATTTATAACATACGTCAAGGTTCCATCGTATTCAACAGAGCCTGAATCCCCTACCACAGGACTCGTTTTAAGAGGGCCTGAAGTCAGCATCAGTCCACCCGCAATACTGGTAGTGCCTGCGGAATGAATTACCTTGCCTGTGAACGTTGAACCATTCAAACGGGCAAAAGCACCAGGTCCACCGATTGTTATGATCGAAGTAGCTGATCCTCCTACACCTCCGGTACCCACACCGTAGTATAGTGTACTGTCTTGTTCATTGAAGGCAAGTTCAGCATTTTCTAAACTAGCAGGCGCGCCTACAGCACCACCAGCGGCGCGACGTTTAATACGAATTACACTCATTATATTTCCTTAAAAGTTACCACCATCTATACCAGATACTACGTCAGATGCTGTTGTTTGTACTTCATTTAACGCTTCCACTATGCTTGATTTGTTCGTTGTTGTCAACGAACTAAGTTGGCCAATTTCATCGTCAACGTAGTTGAATTCTGTTGCGATACGGTCGGCCAACAAACCTACCTTGGTATCAATCTCAAGTATTTGATTTTGAAGTATTGACATAATTATCCTGTTCGTGTTGCGTTGAAACGAGCAACAAAATCGGTTACATCAAAAGATGGATCAGTCAACATAGGTGTAACTATCTCAGGAGGCACCAACACAGGCACAACCTGAGGTGGTGGATCATAAGGTACGTGGGCCAACTTTTCCAATCTTGAATTAAATAGGCTGATCAAATTCTCGTATGTCTGTACAATACGAGCATCTGTTTCCCAACCGTAAAGTATACCTGTGCTGTCCTTGAGGCCACTTGCTTGTGATATACGCCACAACTTGTTGTTGACAGTATCCGCAACAACGTCCCACGTTGACACTTGAGGAATGTTGGGGCCTATCACAAGTTGCGTAGGTTGCGTTGTGTCCAACCTATCTAAATCAGCAGTTGTTGATAACCTTGGCAATCCGAATTTAAAAGAGGTGTTGGCAGCAGCTTGAATTTCAATGTGAGTTAATCTGGTGAATCCGGTGACCACAAAAGTATGAGGTTTGCCATCAAACAAAGCTGCAACATTCTGTAAAGTAAGGGGTGTTCTCACATTGCTAACAACGTGAAACCACTGTGTGTCTACCGAATCATTGTTGCGCCAGCCTTGCAAACGATGAACTTTGCCTTTTACATAAAATGGCAAGGTCAAGGTAAAGGTCAATTCCGGAGCCTGTTGACCCCAAGTTTCTGTTGACAATGGGTGTTGGGCTATGTCAATCAAACAATTGCTGAGGGTTATCTTGGGATGTAGAACATCTAAAACAACACGGTATCCGCCCACAAGGTTGTATCCTCCTACCCACCCTGTGTTGTAACAACAGGCACAAAAGCTGTTCAAAGAACCCATTGAAGTTTCATCTGCATCTATAGTTGTAGGCTCAGAAACATTGCCATCCGCATTGACTTCGTGTACAAAAACCTCTTCAGCAAAAGGCACGGGTGTTTTAACCGTGTTGCCCAAGTGATCTTGATCATGTGCATAATTGCGTATTTCAAAAGCACCACTTGTCAACAAAGAATGTAAGTGGCTTGTGCTTGCAGCCCCTTGATCGTTTAATATAGGCAAGGCCGCAACGCGATTTGGCTGAATTGTGTGACTGCAACTGCAAACACGACCAGCTTGCATACGGCTGTAATACAGTCCTTGATAACCATCAACTTCAAGGGCATTCAAAACCCTTTGTCGAGCCATAAAACTCACTTGTTGCAAAGTGTGTTTGGCCACTTGTACAGCACGTGAATTGGCTGGCAGTTTCCTAACTACAGGTTTAAAAGCCATGTTCATATATTCCTTTCTACAGGCTAAAAAGCTTGTAATTTGAGTAATGAAATTAGCGATGAACTACTGAGGCTTATGATTTGAAAACTGAAAATTTGGATAAAATACGTGTTCTAGGACTCGATCCAGGCATTAAACATATGGGTTGGGGCGCTGTAGAAGCAACCCTGATCAAAGGAAAGTTGGATATAAAAGTGCTAGGTTGTGGCAAGCTAGATTTCCCTATAAACAGTTTCTTGACGCTGGATGAAAGTCTTCCGGATTTTCTAGGTGAAGTTTGGAGTTTATACGGACAATATGCATGTACCCACATTGTTCAAGAACGCTTCCAAAATAGGGGGGCTAGTGCAGCAGGTACTTCAATTGAATTGATTGCCTACATGATTGGTGCCCTTCAAGTGTTCACACTAGATCACTTGGGCATGATGACAGTGATACCAGCAAGTCAGTGGAAAAACAGGGTAAAACGCCGCGGCATAGACTTAAAAGCTTTATATCGAGACAGAACACGATACTACGGTGAATCCCATGAACTAGATGGGGTTCTACAAGCTTGTTACGGAGCGCAAATAAAATTGGGACTTGTCCCGGAATATGCATTTGCATTCAAACCAATTGTCAAACAAATACACGAAAAAAGCTCATGTTTGGAAACACACAAAAGAATAGCAAATCTGGCAGCAAAGAAGCTCAAACAGGATCAAGCTTCCCATGTCCTGTCACGCAAAAATACGATCAAAAGGAAATAGCTGGCCGATGTGAAGTTGAGTGTATGTGGAATTGCGGCGGTTGCACACACCCTGTTGTAACTGGTTTCACAGAACAGGAAGTGCTGACGCAAAAAGCTTTAGCCAACGGGGTAAAGCCCGGTGTTGTATTAGACTCGTGTTTGAGTGCCCAACAACGCATTGAGAATGCACTGATCTTGCACAACTACTGCGAGTGGATCAAGAGTCACCGTTTGCAACAGGTTGCCACAGACACTCAAATGATGTTAATAAAAAGAGCTATAAAAAGACGTTTGTTAGACCTAATTTCAAAACGTATCAGTTGCAATGATGAAGTTTTAGCAGCCATGTGTAACAAGCGTAACTGGAAAGCTTTCGCAGCAACTATTGATTGCAAACGCTCTTGGGAGGAAGTATCTGAAATAGATGCCAGTTTCATGATGCGTATACGAGCCACACAAGATGCTGTGGGCAAGTAGGTTAACCTATAAGGTATGTGAACTAAAATGGAATTACTAAAGTATTAAGGATTTATTATGTCTCAAATCAAAGAAAAATTCACGACACTGAGCCAGCTTGAGCAAAGCGGGGAATACGGTGAAGTGTGGTGTTTGAACAGCACAACGGCAGCCGAACGCGCTCAGATCACATTCTCGGTGGGCAAGTTAAGCGGTGATGGTGCTGATGCTGTGTATGTGCCTGTGACCTTTGTGCCCATTCAGTTGACAGCACAAGTGACCAAGAAACAATTGCTGAACTCCGGCAATTTCCGCAGGGCAGTCAGTATGGGCTGCATCCGTTTGATCACCGACGATCATGCCAACGTCATGCTTCAAGGTGATGGTGTGCAAGCTGAATTGCAGCGCTTGCGTTCGGAATCAGCCAACAGTGACTTTGCGCAAGTTGCCTTGGCCTCAGGTATTCACGTTGAATCCAGCGGCGGCAACATGAGTGCAATGGCAACACCTACAGACGGTGAAGCTGTTGAACCTGAAGTCAATCCAGCAATCACAGTTGTGTTGGCTCAATTGAGCGACAGTGAAATCACGGAAGTTGATGCGTTGAATCGTTTACGTGGCCTGGGTGATTTGCAGTTGTTTGAATACAAGCACATCAGCAAAAACACAAAGGGTTATCCTATGTTTGTGCGTTGGATCAAAAGCATTCGTAACCGACTGGAAAGCGGTGTTGAAGAGCCTGTGCTGGCCGACTCGGATGAGTAAGCACTAAAGTCCAGACGTAAAAAAGCCCCCTTGGGTTAACCTAACTCGTAGTTGAGAAGGTTAACCCAAGGGGGCTTTTTCGTTTGTGCCTACTTATACTTGAGTAGATTTGCTGCACGGCGCAAGCGGCTTGGCTGGCTGTGCTGCCTGCATTTCACTTGGATCAATCGGAATAATTGAACCATCAGGCTGTTCTTCAAAATGAGGCTGCGCTGCTGGTGCGGACCATGCCGGTCAACTGGTGCAATTCAAGCACGTTCAAATACTCGTTCATGTATTGCGCTCCTTTAGCTTGGCCTCGATGGCTCTGCCTATAGACATGCGGAATTGTTCGTATGGCTGTGTGTAATCCACACTTCGCCACGCGGCATCAATCTCCGCATCACTCAACGGCTTGGCTGGCTGTGCTGGTGGTGGAGCGAGGTAGAGTGGTGCCGTGTACTGTGAAGACCAACTTGTTGTATCTTCCTGCCGGTCATTTTCTGTAATGGTGTCAACAATGTTGCCCACTGCATCAGGCATTCCCCACGCCACCGGCTCCACCTTCTCTGCCTCTTGGATCGCAGTGCGTAGGGCGGTAATGGCTTCTTCATGTTCCTTCAACCCGGTCAGCAAGCCATCAATTCTGGCTGCACGGGATGGATACCCCCGTACAACTCAACTGCGCGTTCATATTCGTCACGCACCATGTCAATGGTATCTGTCAGCACACTTAACGCTGTCTTCATTGCTGTGATGCTCATTTTGATTCCTTCGCGTGTCGTATTGCATAACCCCAAGCAGCCGCCCATGTACTCGCTTCGTTGCGCCAATCCCTGTCGGTAAACGACTGCCCGTAGTGAGTCTCAAACGCCTCGATCATGCCGGGGTACGGCGCATCAGGGCCGCGTCCGATACCACCACAGAACTGCGCCCAAGATTTATCCACTGTTACAGGGCTTTCTGTGCAGCCACATTTGCCCCCAGTCAGAGCCGGGCATAGTGCGTCGTGTATTTCTTCGTTGGTTGTCATTTTGATTCCTTCACTTTTATGTCATAGCGCATGTATTTCGCCAGTCTGTTTTTTTCATTTGCGTATGCTTTTGCAGCATCCCTAGCGATAAACACGCTGTCGATACCTTGCATTTCAAACCCCCTGTACTTAGAGTGAAGCATCTTGACGACGATATAAACCTTCATGAAAGCACCTCCTGTATTGCGGTGATGGCTTTGCTGTGATGCTCATTTTGATTCCTTTACAATCAATTGCAGCTTCGGGACAGGCCTCCAATACTTGACAGTAGCAAATACCTGCCGTCTGTTTTCGGCCCCAGAATACACAGCGTTACCAAGCATGTTTCGCAAGGACCATTGGGATTGTCCGTCGAAATAAAGAACCTCCGGAATCAACTCTTCTCCACGTGCCGCTGCTTCTCGGACCCACAGGAACCAATCAAGTTGTTGTTCATTCATCCAATCCTGCGTTTTTGGAATATCAATTCCCATGCACAAATACCACCCGCGCTCAGTTGGGCGAATCTTGGCAGTGCTGATCCATCCATCATTGCGAATTTGGTCCTCTTGATAGGCACGCTGCGTTTGTGCAGAGTGGGCATGTGGGTGTGGCACCCCGCAGATAGGGCAGGAGAATGTTCCCCGCACTTGTTCAATTATGTTCATTTTGATTCCTTGGTCTCTCGCAAATTGAGTTTCTTTTCTTGTCTTTCACGCTTCCTTCGCTGCGTTCTGGTTTCCGTTGTACCATCCGCAGTCCACAAGCGGCGGCGCTCTTCTTGTGTTTGCTGTGTGACTTTTCCAAGTGCGTCCTGCGCCCAGTTATATTGTTCCATTCAGTTGCTCCTGTATTGCGGTGATGGCACTCAGTACCGACATAGGCGTAATCTCGCGCTCACGCTCACCAGATTCGCAGCACGTCTCCACCTGTCCCACGCGCTCGGGTGCAGGTATGTCCACGGAGTGCGTGTTTCTACATCGTCGTTTACTGCCTCATAAATGGCAATTGCAAGTGCTTCGGATTTACCCTCAACGTCACAAGTTGCAACCACTTGTGATGCTGTGTCCTCACATGTTTTTACCAAGTATGCGTATTCCCATTCAGATGGGTCTCCGACAAGACCGGCATTTGATGGGTGAGGATCGAAAACGATTTTGCCGTCACAACCTACAACGGCATGAGTGAGGCAAG